GTCCCATTGAGCGTATTCCATGTTGATGTACCCGGTGGGGAGTGTGCTCTCAACCGTGCAATCCAGGGGGAACTGGCCCGTGTAGGATGCCGCTACCTTCGTTCCGTAGGTCTCCCCGAAAATCAATCCGCAGGCGTCGATGTACCGGATATCCGAGGGGGCGGCGATTTTCATCGAAGTGCAAGAAGCGTCCACATAGAATGCCCAGGTGGAAGCACTCCAGCCTATCACAACGCTTGCTGATCCCAAAGCCGCCGATACCCCATAGTTCACCGCCGCCTGCAAATATGAAGCAACCGTGGACCCCGAGGCATCGGTGAGAACCCCAGAAGCGATCAAAACGTTCGCAGCGCTCATGGAGTTCTTCCCGCCCGTGAACGTGAAGTTGATTGCAAAGTTCAGTTGCGCGTCAAAACGAGGGGTGAGAGTTAGGTATGCCTCGTTGGCTATCCCATTTACCCGCTTGGAGAACTCTCGCACCCCCTCGTTGATGTACTGCTTTGTCACGTCCGCTGTATCGGTAACGGTATCGAAACCCGTACCAAGTCTGGCGAAACGTTGAGCGAAGCTAGTCTGCGTGGCGAGTGTCACCGGTGTTTCCCCTTCCCAACCTTGTGCGCCAACTTCTTTGCATTCTTCACCTTTTCGGGAAGGTCTTTCATGTCAGGAGTATGCTCCTGCCATCTTTCGGCCATTTCGGGATGCTTGGCGTACATGAACCGCGCCTGGGCCTTCGATTTGAAAGGCATCTATGTACCGCTCCTATAGCCGATGAACAGTCCATAGAAGCGCCCGTTGTCCGTGGGGCTCCCCACGAAGTTTAGACTGGAGAATGACGCGGATGCTTGGAAGCCGAGGTCGCTCAGGTAGGCGGTCACGAAGCCACTGGTAAGCGTCGTCTTGAAAGTGAAAATATTGGCGCTGTTAGTGGCGTCCCTTTCCGTCAAGGTGAAGGTGGACGCCGCGCTGATAGCGCAGTACGCAATCTGATAGGCTACGAGATTCCACCGCGCCCCGGACATCGAGGCGAAAAGGACCGCGCTGACCGATCCGCTAATGGAACAGTAGGCATTCAGCCGGTCGAACTTCGTGAAGTCCATTTACCCTCCCGTCCTGTACCCTACAAACAGGCCCGTCAGTGTGCCCCCGCACGTTCCCCCGATAATCTTCAACCCCGATACGGTATCGGAGGCTTGGAAGCCGAGGTCGCTCAGATATGCGGACCGGAATCCCTGAGTCGTGGAGGTCATCATGGTGAAGAAATTGACGGAGTTTGTTACGGAGGAAAACTCCCAAAAACTAAACGTAGTGCTGTTACTCACGTTCGTCCATGCCGCCGACCATGCTACGAGATTCCACCGGCAGCCGGTCGCGGAGGTAAAAATAACAGCACTATTCGTACCGTCAATCGAGAACGATTTCCTCAGAGGATCGAACTTCGTGAAGTCCATGGTTCCTCCCTAAGAGCCGAAGCAACAAAATGGAATTCCCGCCGCTCCCGTTAGACAACTGAAATCGGTGTCACTCGCAACTTCCGCCGGACAAAGTCCCGCTGCGGTTGTCGAGGCCAGAATGTTGAACGCTTTCAGCATTTGCGTCGAAGGGATATACTCGAATTGATATCCGCTCGGGTTGTTGAACATGCAAAAAAGCGTCTTGCTGGCGAATGGCGTAGTGAAAGTCACGCCCCCTGCGGCGCTGTAAGTCGCAACAAGGATGCCTGCGGCAAACTTGCCCCCACGGGATATGAATGAATCCATCCCGTAAGAACGATTAAGCAGCGCCGCATAAGTAGCTGTCGCTCCCATATATTACTCCTTCCAAAGTAGGGCGGGGAGGCCCGCCCCATTTCTGTTACGTGTACCCCAGGACCGGAGTCCCAATCAGGTAAATGTCGAAACTCCCGCTCGACGTGGTGTTCATTCCCCATCCCACCACACAGAGTTGAAGCCCCGTCGTGGTCGGCGTACCCGTCCCGGTGATCGTCGCGTCAATCCACATCAACTGGTTCCCCGCAACGATTGCCTGAGAAGCGAGTACCGCCGAGGGGCAATACCCCTGAATCTGAATCCAGCCATCCGTGTCAGAGGGAATCTGATTCTTCACTATCCCGAAGTAATACTGCGAGCCGTGAAGGGCGTAGGTCGTAGAGGTTGTCGCCAAGCCGGTATCGAACACCGCCGCCGTCACGTACCCTAGATAGCTATTCGCCACCAGGTACCCGTAGCCCGCCGTGAGCGAAGCATGAGCCCTCGCGTAGACGTGGACCGCTCCGTCTGCATCCTCGCGCCGAGTCATCGGCCGGGATCCATAAGTCGGTTCTGCTTTGAACCAAGGCATATTCTTCCTCCTTACAGAGTATAGTCAAGCACGGTAAACTTGAAGTTAGTCTTCCTGCGCTTGCATACGAGATTCCCCACCCAGCACACCGTCTTCACGAGTGCGTTCGGGAAACCAGCCTGCTTCAAATCACTCCAATCGTCAACCTTCCAGTTGAAATCGGGGTGATACCTGAGTTCGATGGCCGAAGTGTCCAGCCCGAGCATCATCGCGGCCGTCATCTTCGCATCCCCCACCACCGGAACTCCGTGGAACTTGATGTTCGTGAAGCCCGCATTCTGTAGCCCATCATCCGAGCGCATGGTCTGCGGCTCGATCAACGACTCCAGCTTGTTGAACAGGTCGCGGGTCGTGATGATGATGTCCGGCCCGTCAGGCGAGAACGTGGAGGAGTTGATCGCCTTGGCAAGACAAGTCGAGGAACCGTAAAGGACGAGGCGCGTGGTCGTAGTATCCGCGAGCCCAGCGGTCCACTCTGCGGCATCTGCCACCGCGATTCCACCATAGGTGGACGCGCTGACGATCACCGGCAGGGGCGCTATCTTGGTAGTCACCGCCGAAGTCGCGAACACGTCCGTAGTGAAGTAATCGAACATGTCCTGGGCAAGCTCTTCCGTCTTGTCCTTGATGAGATTGATAATCTGACCCTGGCCCACGTTTTTCACCCGTTCGTCCCAGGAGATCATCGCCTGACCGACATAATAGGTCCAGTCGAGCACCGCTGCGGTTCTCGTCTCTTTCTGCGAGTATGCGATCTGACTCCTCGGAGTGACGCTGTTCGTGGCATTCAGCTTCGAGTGCCTGATGGGCCACTGAATTTGCACACCCCCGTCGCACACGATGTTTTCTTTCTCTTTCAGCCGGGCCACGAAAGCGCTTCTCTCGTAGATTTGCTGTGTAAGAGTTTTGTCAAAATAATTCTTGGAAACCGTGTTGGCTTCCGCGATTGAAAGTGCCATTGCACTACCCTCCGTCTATCCCCGCATCAGCAAGCGCCGCTCTGTGCGCTTCCTTTATCGAGGAGAATTGTTTCGTCTTGGCTTGCGGTGCCCCTCCACCAGAGGGAACGAGTCCCGCTTTCGCCTTCTTCTGCAAATTGCTCACAATCTTCTGCTCCACTTGCAGGGGATTCTTCCGACCTTTCGTCGCTTGATGAAGAGCCCTGATAAGCGGTTCCGTCTCGCCGTTCTGGAGAGTGTCAAGGATTTCCATCACTTCGTCCTTGGAAAAATCCTCGCCGAACTCCTCGGTCATCTTGGAAAAGATAGAATCGAGTTCTTTCTCGTTCTTTTGTCTTTCCATCATGCCCTCAAGTTCTTCGACACGCTTTTGCAACGCCTGAGACGCCTCGTCGGTATATCCCCTTGCCCGCTCCATGAGAGCGTCCGGAGTGATCGGCCCCTGCGCCGCTCTCTCAAGTTGGCTGTAGATATCCGGTCGAGTCTGCAAAAGTCTATCCCATTCGTCGTACTTGCCCTTGCTCTTGACAAAGGTTTCCTGCTCGCCTTTGAACTTGTTGCGTTCATCTTCGAGCGCCTTGCGAATCCTTGCGTTCTCCATGGACTTCTGCGTGTAGTCCCTTTTCGCGAAATAGGACTCCTTGAAACCCTTCGCAAGTTCATCCTTCGTCTTGAAAGTCTCCTTCTTCCCGTCTGGATATGAATACTCAAAAAATGACTCTGCCGAGTCCGTTGCCGGGGCAGTGGCGGGGAGTCCTTGCGGAGCCGCCGTTTGAACGTCTGACATTACTTGCCTCCTAGTCTACTCATCAAGCCTTGAAGCCCCTGCGGCCCTGGTTGTCCTGGGGGAGCCACCATTGGCTTTGCCCCTGGCATCACCGGAGGTTGCCCGCCGGGAGATAGGGCGGCACCGCCGCCCCCCATGTTCTGCATCTTGCCCATCGGCGTTGCGTTCGCCGCCGTTCGTTTGGCAAACTCGATCAACTGAGTCACCGGCCCGTCCACGTCGATCCCCTGCTTGGATAGGAAGTCCCGGACCGTCATATTCGTGCTGGCACCCTGCCCTATCCTCGCGGCATCCATTGGGTTCATCCCCGACATCGTAGAATTGAGCGCGCCACCCGGTCCGCCCGGCATACCACCCGGACCACCGGGGGCCGGAGGAGCGGATGGGGGGGCACCTGGCATCGTAGGTATAGGCATTTCAGGCTCCTTGTAGTTGGGCCATCAAAGACATAGGCCCAGCAGCCTCCTGACCCTGAGCACCGGGAGCTCCGGGGGGAGTTTGTGATTTCTCGTACAACTTCTCCATTTCGGAGATGATTTCCTTATACCTGGGCACCCTGAGTATCCCGAGGGTTGCTTTCCACATCGGCATCCCGAGGACCGGGTTCGCGGACGCCAGCTCCAGGAGACGAAGGAACAGGTTCGCAAGCGACTGCTTGTCCATCGGGAGGGTAGAATTGGTCTGTATATCGAGGTCGAATTCTGCGTAAATCTCATCTACATCGCCGAATTCCTCAACGAATCGCTCGTAATCCTTCGTTATCTGAGCTTCATCTTGGTCCTCTTCAACTCCAGCTTGTGGAATCTGCCCGAGGTTAGGATTTATCGTCTGTGCGGCGAAATCTTTGGAATTGGAGAGATTATAGTAATTGATATTGTTGTCCTGATTCATGGAGAAGGACTTGGTTTCGGTGTAGAACTGCTGCATGTTGGAAAGGGTCAGGTAAAGCAGCCGCTTGACCGACCATTCGAAGTTTCGTACCCGTTGGCGCGTCCGGGTATAGGCGCTCTCCACGAGGGTTGATATTTCAGTTGCCGACTGTCTCTGACTCTTCGTCGTCATGCCCTTTGTGATATCAGTTACACCCGAAATCTCCTCGATCAACTTGGAGAGGCCCGTCATGAAGCCGGTGACTGTAGGATTGGCCTGCGCGGAGGACACCTTTTCTATCGGAGCCCTTCCCTGCATGGACATACCGTTGTAGGCGAAAACCGCCCCACCCTTGGCGTACTCTTCTTTCACCTGATCGGGGTCGAGTCCCGAAGAAGTGTCAATCAGCAGCGGCGGGTCGCAATAGTCGCGGGTCCAGGTATCGAGAAGTTGAAGATTGCGATTGAACGACTTGGTAAGCTCCTCAATCTGGTTCCCCTCGCCCTGCCCGATCAACTCATGCGGGTTGATATAGTCATAGAGGGCCACGTAGCAAGGTTTCCCGTGCTTGTAAGGAGAGGGCATGTCGTCAAGGAGAACGTCCTTAGTGAACACGACGACCCGCCCATTGGGATACTTCGCCCGGCCACCTTTCTTGGCTCCCTCGTCGCCTTCGTCTACTTCGTTCCCTTCCTCGTTGATGAAATAGTCCTCAATCTCGCTGGATTTCAGCCACACCTCGTAGACATCTACCGACTTGGTATGCTTCTCCCAATCCTCATCTTCCGGTTTCGCTTGATCCCCGGATTCTGGCTTCACCTCATCGGCTTTTTCAGGGTACTTCATGTAAACCCACGACAAAGGTTTAGGAATGCGGACCCCACACATCGGAGAGTCCCAAATATCCTCGTACCCGGGAGCACAGAAGAAATTGCGAGGGTCTACTATGTCAACCTCTATCTCTCCACCGAACTCGGAATCCGGGTTGAACCATACTTTGGCAATCCCGGTTTTCATTATCAACGCATCGAGAATCCACCGGAAAGTCTTGGAATCCAGATCAAGTTTGTCCCACAGATATTCAAGTCCAATTGAGTAGGCGTCCATGTAGTTCTGCATGTAGGACTTTCTTGAACGGGCGGCCCACACGGGTTTGTTGTCAGTGATGAGAGGCGCTATGGTCATTACCGTGGAAAAAAACAAATTGGCCTGCACCGTGGAATCGGTGTTCTTCAACTTACTTTTGTCCCACCATTCGCCCTTGTACCTTTTCAGATACCGGGTCATTTCCTGGCGGTCCTCGTCAGTGTCTTTGAACATCTGGTCAACGACGACGCGCAACTTCTTGAAGTTGATGGAGTCGGTAGATTTCTTCTTAGGTTTCTGCCACGGTAGTCTCATGATACTTTTCTTGCCCCAACCTTGCCCAAGTAGTTGTCGCGCTCTCTCTTGGAATAGAAGTTACGCCCTTCTCCCATGTCCCACCCGGACCGGAAATTGACCACTACCTTCAAACCACCTGACCATTTTCGAGTTACCTCTCCTTTGCAAACAGGGCACCTCAGCCGGGTGAGTTCCCCGAGGACTTCATGACTTCCATGTTCCTTGCAAATGACATCGAATAACGGCATCACTTCCTCGGTACCGAAAGCGGGCTGTAAGGAGCCTGCGGCTTGGCAGATAGTGGGGTCTGGTTCAGGCCCCTGAAACCCATCTTCCTATTTTCCAACAGCGGTTGACCGCTTTTCAATTGGTCCATGATTCTGGAGATCATCGCCGGAGGAGCCCCTTGCGCCAACAGGAAAGAATAGATGTTCGGCATCAGTGCATCTTCCTCAAAGTAAGGGCTAGATTCGCCTGTTTAGCGATCTTGCCCGATGACTGAGCAGCTTTCTGGATTTTTTCAAAAGGGATTTTCGTGCCCTCGGCAATGCCTAAGCTACGATGGAGACCCCCCTTGTTGGAAACCGCTCCAGCGATCCAGTTCTTCACTCCGGTACCACCTCACCATGTCTTTGTACGTGAAAGAATCACCATCTATACTAGATAGAAAACGTCTAACTCTGTCAAGGTCCGATAGTCGATCCACAGAGAAGTTAATATCGCTGTTATCTTCCGAATCGAATACCTGGTGGAATGTGAACAATGCCGGGTTCTCGTAACAGAAGAGTGTAACATGCTCTCTATATCTAGCATTATCTGTAAGGTGGAATATCCGTTTTAGGGTATTAAGGTGTATCACCTCTGCGGCCATCCCTTTGGGATATGTGATCCTGAACATGTTGGTCGAAAGGTCAACCCGGTTGTTTTTGTACCCCCGGACGCAAATATCCACCACCCCGGGGTCGATTAACGGGCAATCGCCGGTAATTCTTAGCACCAAGTCCGCCCCTGACCAATGCGCCGCCGAGATATACCGAGCTAAAACATTGTTTTCATCGCCTTTATACATATATCCCCACGCCCCGGAGTCGAAGGCAAGGGAAATCAATTCATCATTCACTGTGGCAACGACTATCTGGTTTATCTCCTCGCATTTCTTCAACTGCTTTATGACGTGCCACAAGACAGGTTTCCCGCATAAGTCGGCGAGCATCTTTCCAGGGAACCGCGCCGAGTTGAGCCGGGCCTGAATTATCGCCACCGTGTACGGGTGTGGTTTAATGCCTTGCGAAGAGCCAGTAGGTGACATTATCGAATCCCTCCTTCCTAGCGAGATATCCAGACTCTAGCAACCTAAGTCCGATTTTATTCTCATAAATCGCGCCATACGGTCCTTTGAAAAGAGTCTCCTTCCCGCCCCGGTAAGAAATCTCCTCGAAAATATCATTGGCGTACTCCATCGCAAGTACGAAGTCCCCGGCGCATCTCACAATTTCCTCCATCATTATTTGGACTTCGCCAGGTTTCTGATGGATCAATACTCCGGCAGTGAAAACGAGAGAGAAATAACCATCCTTGAACGGAAGATCGAAACCTGAATTGACGACCGCATTCACTTCCCTATGTCGAAAGTGGCAAACTTCCACTGCCTTGCGATTGATGTCCACGCCCCATAGGGTTTTGCAGTATGGCAAGATCAATTCGAGATTCTGGCCCGTATTACTCCCGACTTCCAGAACCGATCTCACCGGATATTTTTCTAGTAAGTATTTCCAGAACTTCGCCCTGGGACTATAGTCGATGTCATTTCTCACGGTGTACTCATCTCCTAGCGTGGTGGACCACTGGTATTCGTTACTCATGTTTTTCGCCGTATTTCCTATGCTTTTCAACGATTGCCCAAAACTCTTCATCCGTGTATCCGCAGGTGTCGCAGAAATCCTTTTTCGCCAACGGATCAAGAATCGGATCATTCTCCGCGATCAATTTCTGAGCGTCCGGGAGTGTTAACAATCCTTGCCGGACTCTCCGGGTCGCAATATCAGTTGTCCGCTGAAAACCGAACTTCGGATATTTCAACCACAGGTGAACCATGTAAGCCACAGAGTCCATCTGCTCAAAGTTCTCGATGGTTCCCTTCCGGTCCCACTCGCCGCCCAAATCCCTAAATCCATATTTGCGAGCTATCTCTAGATTGTCCGTACTCGACCATGGCCGGAAGTAACTCATGTAAATCACCTGTGGCATCGGTTTGTCCTCGGACGGGAGAATCGAATTGACTTCGGCATTCGAGACCCCTACCGATTTCCACCATTTCCGCTCGCCCTCGATCTTTTGGACCATATTCAATATCTGCGAATTAGCGTTGAAATCATCCTCGTCCGTTGACCCGTACTCATAGGCAGGGTTTTCCCCGAACACCACGAGGGGAATATCCAATGCCTGGGCGAGCATGACCGGGATAGTGTAGATAGCATACTCGACGAACTTCAACGCTTCTCCCGTGGCCTCGAACGCCGCCCTCGTGGCGCGGATGAAAAGATCGTGGTTTATCGTGTACTGCCAGTGATTCAGGCCGAACTTTGTTATCATGTTCCTGAGATTGTGCGACCCCGCCTTTGTATGCGTAAAGGAATCGGTGACAGTAACAAGCAATGGTTTCATGCCAAGATTTGTCATAAGGTGAACCAGGGTATAGCTATCTTTCCCCCCGCTCACCGGGATTAGACAATCGTACTGACTCCCCGTATTTTCCTTGGCGTCCTCACAGAGTTCTTGCAGAATCGTCGCCCTACCGATCCAATCCACTTCACTCCGCTTTTCATAGTTGATGCAAGCCTGGCAAACACCTTCGACAAAAATGGACCCCGGCCTTGTGTCGGGAAATCCGCACTTCGTACAAGTTCTCATATATCCTCCTAGGATATAAAGCGCTCTTCATACGTGGGATTTTTGCTTTTCTTCTTGAACAAATCCTCAAAAAGCATATACCCGTGTTTTACAAACCCCAACGGGGTTTTCCAATACCTGAAAGAGAATTGTTCTACGATCTGGAAAATCATGGATAGGGCATCTACTAAGTCATCCTTTCCTGAGTAGTTTTTCGTGTAGAGGCTCATCTGCGTCATCAAGTCAGTCAGCCGATAATTGATACTGATTTTCCCCGAGCGGACAAATGATCCCAAGGTAAGATTGATCCTGTCATACTTCGAGCGCTTTGAAATATCTATCCCCTCAACAGGCAAATTGATCTGCTTTCCGAGTGCGGCCTCCCAATTCGCTTTCAACAGGTCTAGAATGTATTTCAGGTGTTCCTGAATGCCGAACTCGATTCCGATTTTCCGTGGCGAATACTTTTCGTTCCATTTGAGAATCAATTCCGCCGTCTCATTACCAGGTTTCTTGAAGTGCAACGCATCCTCGACGTAGACGGCCCCCAATTCGTTCACCGCGCAAGCCACCATGGCCGTCTCATCGCTCCAACTCTTTGTCGTCGCCGCAGGGTCAACTGCGATGTACCAGTTCCACTTCCCTGCCGGGAGAACATCGTGCGTCCTCTGCGGAGGCGGGAACAACTGATCTTCCAAGGGGATCGGGTTACACAGATATTGACATGAAAACTGATACGGCGTGGACCTTTTCTTTATCTTGTCCAGCATCTTCTGCGTGTAGTAGGAATAGATGATCTTCCCATTCTCTATGGCCGCACGCTTGTAGACTTTATCGTAAATACCTTCCTGGGCTATGAATGTAGTGATGTCTGAATAGTGGTACGGCGTTCCGATATAGATTTCCTGCCCCCCGGGCTCAAGGACGCTCTGGATATACCCGTACCATTCGCGCGTCTTATTGATCTGTTCAAGTGTCTGCGTGGTTTTCTCATTGATAAGGTCGTCGTAAATGTGAATGTCGAAATGCTTCCCGGTAACCGTGGAGCCAACGCCATATACTTCGATCTGGTTCTCCTGTGGAGGGCTCCCTTGCTCGGGGTCTCGAAAGATCGTAATTCCATCGGCCGTGGCCCTCTCCCAATTGTTGAACTTCTTGCCAGGGGCCTTGATGATCTCGGGAAAAAGCTCGCGCAAGGTCGGGTTGCAGAGCATTCTCTTGATATCGGCCAATTCCTGCTCGACAAGGGAGGAAGTGCTGGAAAAAAGCCCCTGCCGAACCAGAGGATTTATCAGGATATTCTGTATCAATTTGATTTTTACCCAGGTGGTTTTCATGAACCGCCGGGGCACGAGGATCATCACGTCTTCTTTCGTCGTCAGAGCATCGCAAAGCCACCCGTGAAATACCGGGTCAACCAGGCGTCTCCCGGTCTCTCTGTTCCTTGCGTCTTTCAGGCCGAAAACTTCATATCCGAACCAGTACAAATCCGTCAGGCATTTCCACTTCAACCAGAGGTGTGTGGCCGCCTTCTCGTTTTTCGTCTGTTCAAGAAGTTCCTTGTACTTGGCTGTTTCCAGTGGTGTCAATTCCACCCTCGCCTATTGGTGTGAAAGATATATTTGCATCGAACCTGATTGCATGGACGCCAAGGAAATGCCCGGCACCCATACATCATCACTACACCCCAAAATCCCAGCCCAATGCCCAGAATACTAACCACCGCCCATCCCCAAGTACCCATCGCCACTTGCCTTCCCCTCGTCATCCACCACCACAGCCATACCCTTGTACCCCCACTCCCCACACCACCACCCCTCCTTCACCACCGGAAATACCCCGCTCCCCCCTCCCGCCTTCGGAGGACTCCTCCTGCACTCACCACCCACCCGCTCCCACCACTTGCACTCCACACACCTCATGCCTACCCCCTATGGAAAAATCAGAGCCTAAAACGGAGAACTATCTCATTTAGTCCCTCTCCCAGCCGGGCCCCCCCCCCTCCCTAGCCACCCCCTGATTGTCTACTTTATCATACATGTTAAAGTAAAGTCTCACCATAGCCAGCCTATGTACTCTCGCCTTGCTCGCTAGCCTGCTCCGCCTGCTCCGCCGTGCTGTCCAGCTCGCTAGGCTCCACAACTATGCCCTCCTGCTCTGTACGCCCCGTGGTTGGGCAAGGCTCCCCGTCCAAGGCTAATCCTATGCTCGCCCGCAGCCTCCGCGTGTAGTCGCCCATCAGCTTGCCATAAGCATGCCGCGCAGCGTCGCCTATAGCCTGCGCCTTGGCGTAGGTCCCGTCCATCTTGTTCAGCAGCTCGATCGCCCTCAACCGGTCCCTGCTCCCGGTCGTCTCAACCCGGCTAGTTAGCTTCCCCTCCCCATCAAAATACTCCGCTACGTTACGCCGTGTATGCAATACGTTCCCTAGCTCATTGAACCGGTACACTATCTCCGTCTTAGACTCCCGCATAAGCTGCTGGAGGGTTGCCTGTACGTTAGCGCTGTGTAGCGCACGGTGGGCGGATACTTTAGCACTGCCCTCTGTATAGTCTGGCCTGACAGTTACCATAGCGCGGGTGGCGTTATTACCGTTGACTAGGTATTCACCAAGAAAGCGCTGATGATCAGGCTTGAGCGGGCGCAGTGGTTTTTCCTTCGGAGCTGGTACTTTCTCTGCTACTTGTGAGACCGGCTCGGCTTCCTCCGGCGCGGGCCGTGCTCCAGGGCGCGTACTCTTACTTGCCCGGGCCATGATAGGGCAGTATGCGCGGGGGGCGCGGCCGGGGTCCTCTATTTATCACGGTTAGAGCGTATCACGTAGATTCAAGCCTGTCAAGTACCTATACAGATGTTTGCTATACGGATGTTTAAAGAATCGTACCAATTTGCCAATAAATCGTACTTTGCCTAGTTGACAACCTATACCGTATGGTATATGTTTACAGCATGTCAAGGGTAGAAGAGAGGAGCAAGGGTATGGCATACAAGCGGTATCGTGGGGCGCGTGACCCGTATTGGCTCGAAAGCCGGTATGCGGGGAGCTGCGCGAAGTGCGGGGCGACAATCGTGCCGGGGGAGCGGATATTCTACTATCCGAACGACCGCAAAGCCTACTCCGGCTCGTGCGCGGAAGCTGCCGCCGGGGATTTCGCCGCATGCGCCGCCGACGAGCGGCAGTACACCGGAGGGTATTAGCGTGTCCAAGAAAGACTACATCAAATTTGCGGAGATGTTCGCGGAAGAGCATGGCAATTGCTCTATTGACAATCCGGCGGAATGCGCGGCCGTCAATACAATCGTATTCAAGACGGCGAAAATCTTCCACTATGACAATCCCGCGTTCCGGCCCTATCAGTTTTTCCAGGCCTGCGGATATGGGAAGGAAGAGGCCGGCACCATGGAAGCACGGATATGAGCCGCGCACGCGCCGTCAAGCTAGTGGCTGTGCTCCGGGCCATCCGGAGCGCCGGGCTTGTAGTGCGAAAAACCTACGTGTACCAGCGGGAGGTCCAGGTCGTGGTGGCCGGGGGAATGACTCTGGTATACCGGCTTAGATAGGGAAAGGGGAAAGCAATGACCGATTACCAGAAATATCAAAAGGAATTCGGCGCCTTCATTGACGGCATGCGGGACACAATCCGTAATCATGGGCGCGAACTAGCGGAAGGCCGGGAATTGTATGCATATACGAAACCGCATTTACAATTCTGCCTGGCGCCGGACCGGCCGGACGATTCATGGTCCTTGCTATGGAATCAGAAAATCCACGGGTTCTATTCGGCCGACGACTGGATGAAAATACTACGCCCGGCAATAGGCAGAGCGAGCATTCTCGATCATTAGGCGCCCGGTCGGTACTCCGGCCCGGTTCAACCCCGGGCCGGGCGCATACTCGGCGTTGCCGAGGGGAAAAGCTAGGAGGGTAGGGGGAAACTATGCTAGTCGAGAAAAAGGGATGCTATGCGGGGACGTGTCGGCAACTAGACTTTCTGGACGGGGCAAGGGGAAATGACCCTTTCCACCCGTATGTAAGCTATCTGCACGTCGAGCGGGAAGGGGAAACCACGATCATGGTTACCACGGACGGGCGCCGGATTCACAAGATCGAAAGCGACAAACTTCCGTCCATATTCGCACCGGGCGAATTCAAAATGTTGAAATGCAAGGAGGGATGGAACCTAGAGCCGGTCGAGAATACCATGGCATTCCCCGACTGGAAAAA